TCAAGGTCGCTCATCGTCACGTATCCGTCCAGGTTGATCCGGCTCGCGCTGATCTGGATGGTCTCCGCCGTCTGGTTGATGGCGCTGATCACGCCGTTTTTATCGACCTTTGTTTTGATGCCGTCCGCGGTGATCTCGATCTTGGTGGAAAGATTACCCTCCGCCTTTTTCGCCCGTTTAACCTCCGCGGTGATGGCCTTCTCGTTTTGTTTGATGGAGGAAGACATCTCGCCGTATTCTTCTTTGACAACCTCCACCGTTGCCGCGATGCCCTCTCCGTCCACCACCAGCTGGCTCAGTCTCGCCCAGTCCGGGTTTCCGTCCGCGTCCGTTCCGACGATGCCCTCCGCCACCATGGCGACGTGGGTGTCCGTATCCTCGAACCAGGCGTGATCCTCTTTCTCCTGCCTGGCTCCTCCGCGGCCTCCGGCTCCTCTCGGCCCTGCACCTTCTTTAATGGCATCTGCCAGGATCTGTGCGATGTCTTCCTGTGCGTTTGCCAGGGTAATCTGCACGACCTCCGGGGCGAACAGTTTATCCTGGTACCGGATCTGCGTGATCTTCTCCTCTATGACCGTACCGTAGTCCGGGAGAGGTACCCGGCAGACCCGCCCGATCCGGAGCCGGTCCAGCGGTTCGCCCGTTGCGTCCGCCAGTTCAAGACCCTCTATCTCGATCGTGTCCATCGGCTGTGCGTGGACGTCCAGCTTCTCGTTCGCCCACCGGATCAGCTCCGCTTCCGTCTCCAGTCCGCTGTTGACCTCCACACGCTCAACCACACCGTAGCTTCCGGTGTTACGCTCCACGTAGTCTCCGCTGATGTGCAGGTCATCCTTGCCAATCGGGAAAAAGCGCGTATACATGTTTGCGGTGTCCTGCTTCCGCGTGATGCTGACCAGGTTTCGCCCGCACCGCAATTCAGTTCCGGCCGTTTCCGACCGTTTCGTAATATTAAGTTTGAATGGATATGCCGTCAGGTCGTAGCTCCACCACGCGTCCTTCAGGCTCTTGGTCACTTTGACCAGCGCGTCGTACAGGCTGTCCCCGTCGAACTTGTACGGGTTGCTGACCCCGTCAAAGCCGAACGAGCCCAGCTTCCAGTCATCGCTCCGCCGCAGGATGTACTCCACGGCCTGGCGTGCTGTGCAGCTCGTGCCTCCGCCCATCATCTCCGGCGTTACCTCGCCGAAGAGGATCCGGTCCCGCAGCGACGTGATCACGTGCTCCAGTTCCACCGTCGGCGTCTCGTTTGAGTAGTCGTTTCCGATGCTCTTTACCCGCCACACGATGCCCTTCCCCGGATTCGTTTCATCCAGGAACCAGCTCTTCACCGTGATCCCGCTCAGGCTGTCCGGAACCATGCTCGCCGTGCTGTCCCGCTCCGTGATGGTGAGGCTCAGCTTCTCCGGCACGATCCTCCGCTTCTGTGCCAGGCTGTGTCCGTTCAGCAGGATCACGATGCCCACCTCCCGGCCGCCGTCACCGTCAGCTTCACTGCACGCTTACTATCAACCTTCACGCTTACCGTTCCCGGATCCACGTACAGGTCATCCGCGCTCTCCGGCGTCCGCAGGCTGAATACGTTTCGGTGCCCGCTGGATGTCTCCGCCCGGATCCTCAGCAGTCCGTCCGTCCCGTGGTAGATGTGCAGCGTTTCCGTTCCCAGCAGGTTCAGTCCCTTAAAGGTCATCGTGTTACTGCCGACCGTGATCGTTATGTCCGCGATCGTCTGTCCGCTGATGTTTCTCGCCGTCACATCTGCTACGGTCCGCTCAATTCCGCCGACCTCAAAGCTCTTCGTCCCGTTGCTGATGCTGTTCACAGCCAGCTCTGCCGGGTTGATCTCCTGCCAAAAGGGCACCCCGTACGCTCGGAAGGTGATCGTGTATTCCTTTGTCCACTCGCGCAGGTCGCCGGCCGCCGGCAGAACAACCTTGTCCACCCGCATCCGTTTACCCGGCTGAGACGTTGTCCGCAGCCATCCTTTCGCGTTGGCCCACGCCATCACTGCGTCGAAGATATCTCTACGCCGTTCGAGGTCCTTCTTGTAAACGTTGATAGCGAATATGACGTTAACCTCCAGCGTTTCCCAGTGCTGGCTCGTCATCCGCTGTCCGAATCCTCCAAGCCTGCTCACCGCGCTTACGGCTTCGTGTGCTACGCCGGTATCAACCCTGCGGATTACAACCGCCTCGTCGATTTCGTCCAGCTGTACACCGCCCAGGCTTACCCGTCTTGAAAGGATCATCGTCTCACCTCTTTATCTCAGCCTCTCAGCGCCGCCTGTACAGCGTTCCCGAGTGTCTGCGCGGTCCTCCGGCCGATTGCTCCGATCGCGCCTTCGCTGACTACAATGGTCACGTTCGCCATGCCGGCCTGCACCGCTGCGCTCATGGCTGCAGGAAGGCCTTCCAGATTGCCGAGAGCCGCCGTAACTTCGCTGTTGCTTTGTACTTCGTTCATGCTCGTGGATTCCGTCACCCTGGCAACCCGGTCAAGGTATTCCGGCACCTGCCAGTAGTCGTTTCCGTAGCTGTTTTCCTGTCTCCACGCGCTGTATGCATCCAGGGCATTTGCACCGCCCTGTGTACCCATCAGCTGAGCGTGCAGATCTGTCACCAACTGCTGAGCTGCCTGGAATTCCTCCGCGGTTCCCGTAAGCATCAGCTCGCTTCTCCGTGCCTCCGCCTGGATGTACTGAACCAGAAGGCTTTCCGCCCCTGCGCTCTGCGCCGCCAGGTTTTCATCCGTCCCGCGCACCGCCGCCGCGTTGTTGTTTCTCTGGTCCCTGGCCCATCCGAATCCGGCCAGGATCGCCGTCATTCCAGCCAGCCCGCCGATTCCTCCAAAGCCAGCCGCGCTCTGCGCTCTGCTCCAGAATCCTCCGCTCGCTCCTGCGGCCGCTGCGGTGCTCCCGCCTTTGATTACGCCCAGCGTTTTGAATCCGTTGACCGCCTGCATCAGGTTCGCCGCGAATTCGCCCATCTTCAGCAGCCCGAATCCGCCAGCGATGACCTTCAGTGCAGTCAGCACGTCGTCCTTGTTGTCAATCAGCCACTGCAGCATAGACGTGATCTTGTCCGCATTCTCTGCCCAAAACGCGTTCTTCATGTTCTCAATCTCGTGCTGGATCTGTTTGAATGAGTCGTCTGCCTTCCCGAGGGATTGCACCTGCTCATTCGTCAGTACGTTCTGGCTTTGGAGCATGCTCTCATACTCTTCGCGCCCCGTTGTGAACAACGGAAGCAATTCGCGCCAGCTCCGTCCGAACACTTTCTGTGCGATCTCCGCCTGGTCATATCCATCGCCCAGGTTCTTGATGGCCTCTCCGGTCTCCCAGAAAAGGTCTTCGTTGCTTTTTCCGTCAGTCGTGATCCCGAGCAGGTCGCCAAGGTTTCCACGGCTCTTTGCAAGTTTGTCTTTCGCCTGGATAATTGTGTCCACGTCCGTATCAACGAAGTCCGCCGCATATTCCATTCTCTGCAGTGTCTCCGGGTCAATTCCGTACTGGACACTCTTCGTCAGTATGTCGTCTGCCCACTGTGTAGACTCCATCGCACTCTGCATGATTCGTTTTCCGAAACGAACCGCAGCCCGGGCGCCTGCTTCCAGCTTGTCCGTAACCTTGCCGATACCGTCAGCAACGTTCTGCCAGGAAACAGCCTTCTCAATCTTTCCCAGGCTCTCGCTGGTCGTCTCGCCTGCCTTGCCAACGTTGGCAAGCTCGCCCTTCATGTCTTCCAGTTTGCCTTCTGCTTCGTAGACTTTCCTCTGCAAATTCTGGAAGGCGACGCTGGACTTCTCAACACCGTTTTTCTTCATTTCATCCAGCGCGGCATTCGCCTGCTGGACGACATCACGTTGTTTCTCAATCTGTTTTGCCAGGAGCTCAGACCGGTTTTTCATTACCAGTTCTTCATTCCCGGTATTCTGAAGTTGTTTCTCGTTCAGCTTAAGCGCTTCGCTCAGCGTTTTTACGGCGGCCTCGGACTCCCGCATCCCCTGCTTAAACTGTTGGTATTCGACCCCCAGCTTTACGTTTGCGCTCGCCATGTCTTCACTCCCTTATGATCCCGTGCTGTTGATCATCGTATTTCCGTCGGTACAGGAAAAGGTCCATCACCGCACCCGGCCGCATTCGGTGGATTTCCTCCACCCGCAGCCCTGCAATCAGGCCCCAGCTGACCACCATCAGGTATGTCAGCCGGCCTTCCCTTTTTTTCTCTCTATCTCTTCAAGGACCACGTCCACGGGACCGCTGTTCGTTGTTTCGTCCGGGATTTCGCTCTCCATGCCCTCATCCATCGCCTTCATACAGGCGTTTACGACGTCGCTGATCTCCATCGGACGCAGACTCCGCAGGATCTTCTTTTCTGTCAGATCCGCAGCCTCGCCGGCTTCCTCCAATCCGGCATTGCCGAGGATCTTAACCAGCTTTGAAATGGTATCAATCTGTTCCGGTCCGCCGTACTTGCTCGTGTCTTTTTCGTCGTCCTTGTTCCGCCCGAACAGCCTGTACGGCAGTTCACCGAGCGGGCATACCTCTTCCTGTACCTGCTTCATTTCATACACCGTGTACAGAAGCGGAATCTCCCGCCCCTTCAGTGTGATACTCGCCATGTTTTTCTCTCCTTTTTCAAAAAAGCAGGAGCGCCCCGGTCTTCGGAGCGCCCCTGTGTTTCTTGGTTATCAGGTGATCCCGGCTTTGCCGTTCACATAAGCCTGAGCCAGTGCGAACGTTGCGAAGGTCTTGTGCTCCGCGAATTCCGGATCTGCCTGGCCGGAGGACAGGAATACACCGGCGCCCGTCCCGTTGATGGTCGGGGAACGCCATTCCATGTTCCGTTCTTTCGTCCTGGCTTCTTCTGTCGGCTGCGCGAACTTCGTCTTGTAATACCAGAACGCTTCCCAATTGGTTGTGACCGTTCCGCCAGTGTTGTCACGCATCTGTTTGACGTAGCCGAAGCCAACGTCCGGCGCATTCGCGCCCGTGATGTGGTAGGCGTCGCTGCTGTCTTTCGTCTCGCCCAGCAGGCTCTGACGCACACTGTCCGCAAGACCGGCCGTCTCGAATTCGATGCTGTACCCCAGGATGCCGTTCGCGCTGTCCAGCACCACGTCATCCCCGCGGAATTCGCCAGATTCCGTTTCCCAGGTCACGTTCGCGCCCCGGGCCTCGGATACGACAAAGCCGGTTCCGTATGTGATCCCGCTGTAAGGCGTATAGGCCGAGATCGGCGACGCCACCGCGTACCTCATACCAACATTAGCTTTCATGCCGTTTTACCTCCAGTTTCATTTTTTTGAATAATGTTTTGCATCATGCTTTCCGCACGTTTGATGATTGCATTGATTGCGGCCTGTGTCGCTTTGGTTACGGCCCGACGGATAAAAGGCTGTTTTTTCATAAACGACGTCCCGGAGTTGATTGCATTTGCAATTACCCCGATTGGTTTCGCGTTCTGCGCTCCGCGTTTGTAAACACCGGCAGCCTTCAGCGTTGACGTTGTCATGAAATCTTTGTTTTTGAACGGTTGTGCCTTGTAATTCGTCCTGGCCTTACTGCTCATGTGGCGCCAGTTCACCAGTGCGTAGCCTGATGAGTTATAGCCGACGGATGTGTCCACGGCCCCAAGCCTTTTCTTGAATTTGCTAATACCCATTGCCCCGCTATCAAGCAATATCTGCTTTTCTTCCGGAGACGGAAGCCGTGTTGTGACCCCATCAACTGCAGCATAATGAAAAGGCTCTGTTTTGATGCTTTTTGCCTCTCTGGTTACAGCGTCTGCCATAACACCCGCGCCATCATACAAAGACCAGCTCGCGATCCATTCGGCATGTTCCTCGCATTCCTTCAGCATTTTGCCGAACTCTTCCAAACCTTCTGTCTTCATCCTGTACGGCATCAGTTTTCACCGTCCTCGTCCTGTGTCTGGAAAACCCATTCCACGTGGAACAGTCCGGTCTCTTCCTCATACTGGGTGCTATTCAGCTCCCATGCCGTTCCGCAGATCTCAGCCAGGATCTCTTCCACAGCGTCGACCATTTCGGTCCGGTCTGTCAGTTTCGGGTAGAACAGATCTACACTGCCCTCCCATGCCCGGTCGGCCTTCACGTCTTCCGCATCCAGTTGCCCAGCTTCAAACTCAAGACTGACAACGCCATACGCGCCGTCCGGTCTGGTCTTCCAGCCGTATTCCTGGAAAGGAATATCCGTCAGCTTCAGAGCGGCTACCAGTGCTTCATATTCACTCGGCATTTCTGTTCACCGCCTTCGCATTCCGGGCGACCCGCTGAAGGGTCAGTTCAATGCCGTCCGTCTCCGTCACATAGGTCCGCAGGATGTCGTACCGGATCCCGTCCATCTCGGCCAGGCGCTCGCCTTCATACTCGAAGTCGTGCGCAAGGATCACCTTCAGCTCCGGGTTCAGTCCCTGTCCCATTGCCAGATAGGCTTCCTGCTGTCCGATCGACTTCACCGTGCAGAACACTTCCCGCGCGGTCTCTGCCGGATCCATGCCGACGCCGGTCGCTTCAGGATTCACTGCGATCAGCTTGATCACGTTCGCTTTCAGCATTCGAGATCACCGCCGTCTTTGTAATCCGTGTAGCCGGTCGCGTGCATCAGCTGGACCTTCTGTTCCTCATAGGCTTCCTTCAGCTTGTCGTAGTTCGGAGGATTTCCGAACCGCATCGCCGCATAGGTGAGAATCGCACGCTTCTCCAGCGGGTCCTTGATCGTGGAATGATCATGAACCCCGGTCTGGTCTCTCGTATAATTGACCCGGCCGTGGAGCCTCACTCCTGCGATTTCAAGATCCTTCGCGCCGGCAGCCAACAGGTCCATGATGTCCGGATCGTATTTCGTGGCCGTGACCCTCAGGGCCAGTTTCGCTTCTTCCAGCATTTCGTCTCACCTCGCATTGTTGTCAGGCCTTCCCGACTTTCTCGGTGTAGGCCTTGAAAGTGTCTTTCGTTACGATTGTCGCGGCCTTGTGTCCGATCTGGAGCTTCGGATCGCACCAGATCTTGTACCCGCAGCCCCTTGCCCTCAGGCAGAAGCTCAGGTCCTCTCCGAACCCTGGAAT